TTTATTTCTCCAAATTTTCAAATAAATTTATAAAACGGACATCGTCCGCTTTTACATATTATATCATGTGACTATTAAGAAAGTCAAGAAAGGACGTGATTTCATGGGAATTTTCAGCGGGCTCTTCAAGTCCAGAGATAAGCCTCGAAACAGCTACGACAGTCCCAGCTACAGTTACTTCTTCGGACGTTCCAACAGTGGTAAGCGAGTCAATGACCGTACCGCCATGCAGCACACAGTGGTGTATGCCTGTGTGCGAGTTCTGTCAGAAGCCATTGCCCAGCTGCCATTACACGTTTACCAATATACCGAAAATGGAAAAGAGCGAGTGCCACGGCATCCGCTCTATTTTTTGCTGCATGATCAGCCAAATCCAGAAATGACATCCTTCGTGTTCCGAGAAACCCTAATGTCCCATCTGCTGATTTACGGCAATGCTTATGCACAAATTATCCGAAACGGTCGTGGAGATGTATTGGGGCTGTATCCGCTGATGCCGGATAAGGTCAGAGTAGACCGTGACCAGCGAAATCGTCTGGTCTACATCTACAGTCGCTACGATGAAGCCAATCCAAACTTGAAACAGCAGGGCGATATTGTCCTGCAGGCAGAAGATGTGCTGCATATTCCCGGACTTGGGTATGACGGCTTGGTGGGATATTCTCCCATTGCTCTTGCAAAGAATGCAATCGGCATTTCTCTTGCCTGTGAAGACTATGGTTCTACCTTTTTCGCCAACGGTGCCAGTCCATCCGGTGTGTTGGAACATCCGGGAGTCATCAAAAATCCAGAGCGTGTGCGGGATGCTTGGCAGCGTGCCTATGGTGGCTCCAACTCGCATCATACCGCAATTTTGGAAGAGGGCATGAAATATACGCCTATTTCCATCCCCAACAATGAAGCACAGTTTCTGGAAACCAGAAAGTTTCAGGTAGAGGAAATTGCCCGGCTGTATCGAGTGCCGCTTCATATGATCGGCGATCTTGACCATGCCACATTTAGTAACGTGGAACATCTATCATTGGATTTCGTGAAATACAGTCTCGACCCGTGGATCGTTCGCTGGGAGCAAGGTATGATGAAAGATCTGCTTTCTGATTCAGAGAAAGGCAAGTATTTCATCAAATTCAATGTAGAGGGGCTTTTGCGTGGTGACTATGCTTCCAGAATGCAGGGCTATGCTACCGCAAGACAGAACGGCTGGATGTCCACCAATGACATTCGGGAACTGGAGGATATGAATCTGGTGCCGGAAGAACTGGGCGGCAATCTGTACCTCGTAAACGGCAGCTTCACCAAACTTGCTGATGCAGGTGCATTTGCAAAGAAAAATGAAAAGGAGGAAACGACCCATGAAGAATAATCGTTTCTGGAACTGGGTACGCAACGAAGAAACCGGTGCATCGGAGATGTATTTGTACGGTGCGATTGCGGAGAGTACATGGTTTGAAAATGACATCACCCCTGCCATGTTCCGCTCGGAACTGCAAAAACACAGCGGTGATGTGACCGTCTTTATCAACTCGCCGGGCGGCGATGTGTTTGCTGCCAGTCAGATCTATACCATGCTCCGAAACCATCCGGGCAAGGTTACGGTCAAGATTGACGGCATTGCCGCTTCTGCGGCTTCTGTGGTGGCGATGGCTGGAGAAGAAACCTTGATTTCACCGACCGGAATGCTGATGTGCCACAATCCGATGACCTGTGCCATGGGCAACAAGGCAGATATGGAGAAAGCAATCGCACTTCTGGATGAAGTCAAGGAATCCATTATCAATGCTTATGCAGAAAAATCGCATCTCAGCCGCAATAAGATCGCAAGGCTGATGGATGAAGAAACGTGGATGAATGCAGAAAAAGCATTGCAGCTGGGATTTGTAGACGGCATTCTCTTTTCTAAAAAGAATCCGTTTGTTCCAGAAGAAGAACCAGAAAAAACAGATCCAGATGAAAAAAAGAAGGAAAGCACAGCGTCCATGCTGTACACACCATCTAAAACGCTGGATTCTTTTCTGCAGAAGATTTCTGCAACTGCATCCAAAGGCACGCCGATCAACCAATTGGACAAGCGGCTGGAGCTTTTGAAATATTAAAAATACAGGAGGACTGATACTATGACAATTCAGGAACTGAGAGAAAAAAGAAGCAAGGCATGGGATACTGCCCGTGACTTTTTGGATTCCAAGCGAAATGAAAGCGGTCTGCTTTCGGAAGAGGACAGCAAGACATACGATGCCATGGAGCAGCAGATCGTGGCATACGGCAAGGAAATCCAGCGGCTGGAACGACAGGCTCAGATTGAGGCAGAAATGAACAAGCCTACTTCTACGCCGATTCAGAACAAGCCGAACGCATCCACTCACAGTGATACCAAGACCGGCATTGCATCGGATGCATATCGTACTGCTTTCTGGAACAACATCCGCAACCGTAATTTTGCCGATGTGAAAAATGCTCTGCAGATTGGCGAAGATACCGAAGGCGGCTATCTTGTGCCGGACGAGTTTGAAAGAACGCTCATTTCTGCACTTGAAGAGGAAAATGTATTCCGTCCTCTTGCAACGAAAATTCAGACATCAAGTGGAGACCGCAAAATCCCCGTGATTACGCAGAAGGGCGAGGCGTGCTGGATGGAGGAGGAAGAGGCTTACACCCTTTCTGATGACGCTTTCGGTCAGATTGCACTTTCCGCTTACAAGGTCGGAACTGCGATTAAGATCTCTGAGGAGCTTCTCAATGACAGCGTGTTTGACCTGCCATCATATATTGCAAAGGAATTTGCACGTAGAATCGGCACGAAGGAAGAGGAAGCGTTCCTCATCGGTGACGGTAAGGGCAAGCCTACCGGCATTTTTGCTGCGACAGGCGGTGCGGAAAACGGTGCGACCACAACAGGTGCAGCTATCACTTTTGATGATGTAATCGAGCTGTTCTACTCCCTCAAGAGTCCGTATCGCAAGAAAGCTGTGTGGGTGCTGAATGAGCAGACCGTGAAGGCACTCCGTAAAATCAAGGATAATACGGGCAATTTTATCTGGCAGCCTTCTGTCAGTGCAGGACTTCCCGACACCATCCTGAACCGTCCCTATGTGACTTCTGTCTACGCTCCTACCATTGCGGCAGGTGCAAAGGCAATTGCATTCGGCGACTATTCCTATTACTGGGTGGCTGACAGACAGGGACGTTCTCTTAAGCGTCTGAATGAGCTTTTCGCTATGAACGGACAGGTCGGCTTCCTTGCTTCTCAGCGTGTGGACGGCAAGCTGATTCTGCCCGAGGCCGTAAAGACTCTTACAATCAAAAAGGCGTGATAGCATGATTACCCTGAACGAAGCTAAAAATTATCTTCGTATCGACTATGAGGAGGATGACAAGCTCATCCTCCAACTGCTCGATACGGCAAAATCACTGGTCAAGGACGTGGGCAGAATGGACGAGGAACGCTTTTCAGAAAACGAAGATGTGGTACGGACAGCAATGCTTTACACGGTTTCTTATCTCTATGAAAACCGCAATACCGCAGACTTTTCCAAGCTGACGTTAACGCTTCGTGCCATGCTGTTTGCACAGCGAGAGGGTGTGATGTAATGGAAATTGGAACACTCAATCAGCGAATTACCTTTCTGGAAAATCGTGTTGTTACCGATGAAATCGGCAATCACACTGCTGTGTGGGACGAAGCTTTTTCCTGCTGGGCAAAAGTGACTTTGAAAGCTTCTTCGGAGCATACGGACGCTGGTGTGACCAAAGAAACACAAACACTGGAATTCCTCATTCGGCAAAGTCAGCACTGGATGCCGTCTGTAACAGGCAATCGCATCCTGTTTCAGGGGAACATTTATGACATCATCGGTATTACACCGGATTATCTGCACAAGGATTATCTGAAACTTATGGCAGAAGCCAGAAAGGCAGGACAAAATGGCCAGTATTGACGATCTTGCAGAGGAAATCATGCAGGGCTTGCAGGAATATGCAGACCTTGCGGATACTGCCATGAAAAAAGCAGTCCGGAAGTCTGCAACGCAAGTGAAAAATGAGATCTCTGCCAATGCTCCTGCGGACACCGGAAAGTATGCGAAAAGCTGGGCAACGAAAAAGACTGGCGAAAACAGTCACTCTTTGGAGATGACTGTACACAGTAAAAATCGTTATCAGCTGGCACATTTGTTGGAAAAGGGTCATGCCAAACGTGGCGGCGGTCGGGTATCAGGAAAACCGCACATTGCTCCTGCGGAAGAAAACGGTGTACAGTTGCTGGAGCATTTGATCGAGGAGGCATTGTCATGACTTACGAAGAAATCGCAGAAATGATGGAAGAGATGGGACTGCCTTTCGCCTACCATCATTTTGCCGAGGGTGAAAGTCCCGCACCGCCTTTTTTGCTGTTCTTATCTCCCGGAGAGAATACGTTTTCGGCAGACAATTTGGCATATTTCAGTTGCAAACAGCTGGACATTGAATTGTACACAGACAAAAAGCAGCCGGAATTGGAAGAACAGGTGGAGTCAGTGCTTTCCCAGCACGAGATTTATTACACAAAAACAGAACTATTCATTGATTCGGAAGAATTGTATGAAGTACTCTATGAGATGGAGGTTTGATCTATATGGCAATGGAGAAAAACAAGGTAAAATTCGGTCTGAACAAAGTTCACTATGCAAAAATCACCTCTTATGATGAAGAAGGTGTGCCGACATTTGCAAAGCCGGTTCGCATTCCCGGTGCAGTATCGCTGTCTATCGAGGCAGAAGGTGAAGCATCCAATTTTTACGCTGACGATGGTGTGTATTATGTGATCAACAATAACTCTGGTTACACTGGAGATCTTGAAATCGCACTGGTTCCGCTTGAGTTTGCGACAGACATTCTCGGTGAGAAGCTGGATGGAAAGGGCGTTCTCACGGAAACCAATACCGCAGAAGTATCGCAGTTTGCACTGCTGTTTGAATTCAGTGGCGATAAGAATAAAATTCGTCACTGTCTGTTCTGCTGCTCTGCCTCTCGTCCGGCAACAGAATCCAGCACCATTGAGGACGAAAAGGAAGTTAAAACGGAAACGCTGTCTTTGACCGCAACGGCATTGAACAGTGGTTTGGTAAAAACTAAAACCTGTGAGAAAACGGATGCCGAAGTTTATGAGAACTGGTATAAGGCGGTATATATGCCCAATCTGGCTGCCGCTGTACAGAGAGAGTGGTAAAGCATCCGCAGCATCTGTAAAAGCGTAAGGAGGGTGCAGTATGGCAATTCAGAAGAACATCACCATTGACGGCATTGATGTGCCGTTCAAGGCAAGTGCAGCAGTTCCAAGGCTGTATCGTCTGAAATTTCGCAGAGATATTTATCAGGATTTTGCGGCACTGCAAAAGTCTGTGGGGGAAAATATAGAGGAATCCTCTGCACTGGACATTGAAAGCCTTGAGGTATTTGAGAACATCGCCTATATCATGGCAAAACACGCTGCTCCGGAGAATGTTCCTGATAATCCGGACGACTTTCTGGAACAGTTCAACACATTCAGCATCTATGAGATCTTGCCGCAGCTGATCGATCTCTGGGGTTTGAACGTAGAAACACAGGTCAAGTCTAAAAAAAACATCGCCCGATTGACCGACCGATGACCACACCGCTGTTTTTGCTGCGGTGCGTTCAGCTTGGTTTGTCAATGGGCGATTTGGATTTTTTGACCATTGGTCTGGTGAATGATATGTTCACCGAACGGGAGAATGACGAGTGTCATTATGATGTGCTGGCAGATCAGAGTGACTTTGATAAGTTTTGATAGGAGGTGAGAATTGTATGGCTAATAGAATCAAAGGCATCACCGTAGAAATCGGCGGTGATACCACCAAGCTGTCAAAAGCACTGGAAGGTGTCAACAAGGATATCAAGGGTACACAGACGCAGCTGAAAGATGTCCAGAAACTATTGAAACTCGATCCGACTAACACGGAACTCTTATCCCAGAAGCACAAACTGCTGGCGGATGCGGTGTCTGCCACCAAAGAAAAGTTGGAAGTGCTGAAAACTGCCGCAGAACAGGCAAATACGGCTCTTGCAAATGGTGAAATCTCACAGCAGCAGTATGATGCTTTGCAGCGTGAGATCATCGAAACCGAAAACGAACTGAAACGCCTGACCACAGAAGCAAACAATTCTCACACCGCCTTGGAAAAGATGGGTGTTCTGGGTGAAACGCTGCAGTCCGCCGGGGACAAAATTTCCGGTGTAGGACAAAAGCTGCTGCCTGTCACCGCTGGTGTCACGGCTCTGGGAACGATTGCCGTGAAAACTGGTGCGGATTTCGATTCTGCCATGTCAAAGGTGGCAGCTGTTTCGGGGGCGACCGGTTCAGAGATGGATGCTCTCCGGGAAAAAGCACGTGAAATGGGCAGCAAAACAAAATTCTCTGCAAGCGAGGCTGCGGAAGCCATGAACTATATGGCCATGGCAGGCTGGAAAACCAACGATATGCTCAGCGGTATCGAAGGCATCATGAATCTTGCCGCTGCTTCTGGTGAGGACTTGGCATCTACTTCGGACATTGTCACGGATGCTCTGACCGCTTTCGGTTTGTCTGCCTCGGACAGCGGACACTTTGCGGACATTCTGGCGGCTGCCTCAAGCAATGCCAATACCAACGTCAGCATGATGGGTGAAACTTTCAAGTATGCCGCTCCGGTACTTGGCTCTTTGGGCTATTCTGCCGAAGACTCTGCCATTGCCATCGGCTTGATGGCGAATGCCGGTATCAAATCCTCACAGGCTGGTACAGCACTGCGTGCTGCCATTACCAATCTGGCAAAGCCGACAGGCACGGTAGCATCTGCTATGGAACAATACGGCATTTCTCTGACAGATAGTTCCGGCAAGATGTATTCTTTACGGGAACTCATGGAGCAACTTCGTCAGAAATTAGGCGGACTTTCTGAGGCAGAACAGGCACAGGCGGCTGCCTCGCTGTTTGGCAAAGAGGCGATGTCCGGTATGCTGGCGATCATCAACGGTTCTCCGGCGGATTTTGAAAAACTGTCCAATGCCATTGACACTTGTTCCGATACAGTAGATGGCTACAATGGTACGACCGAAAAAATGGCAGCGGTCATGCAAGACAATCTTGCCGGACAAGTGACCATCTTGAAGTCCCAGCTGGAAGAACTGGCGATCAGTTTTAGCGACATTCTGATGCCTACCATTCGCTCCATTGTTTCCCGTATTCAGGAACTGGTGGACAAGCTGAATCAACTGGATCCGCAGACCAAAGAAACCATTGCGAAAATTGCACTGGTGGCTGCTGCTCTGGGTCCGATGCTGGTGGTGCTTGGAAAGACCATCTCCAGTGTGGGAACCGTCTTTTCCGCAGTGTCCAAACTGCCTGCCCTTTTCTCGGCTGTGCAAGGTGGCATCGGAGCTATTACCGGAGCGTTGGGTGTGTCATTAGGTCCGCTGCTTGCCATCATCGCAGCTGTTGCCGCTTTGGTGGCTGCCTTTGTGCATCTCTGGAAAACCAATGACGAATTCAAAAGCAACATCATCGCTATCTGGGAACAGATCAAAAGCACCTTTACTGGATTGACACAGGGCATCACTGACCGGCTAAATGCTCTGGGATTCGACTTTGAGAGTTTCACCGATGTGCTGAAAGCGGCATGGGATGGACTGTGCAATCTGCTGGCTCCTATTTTTGAAGGCGTCTTTCAGAATATCTCCAATATTTTCTCTGGATTTGCAGATATTTTCTTAAATTCACTTGATGTATTGATCGGTCTGTTTACTGGCGACTGGGAGCAGTGCTGGGACGGCATCAAGGGAATTTTTACCTCTATCTGGAATTTCATTGTCAACTCGTTCCGCAATATCATGAATACCCTGAAAGGCATTGCAGATGTGGTGCTGGGGTGGTTCGGAACAAGCTGGAACGAAGTCTGGACTTCCATCAAAACATTTTTCGTGGACACGTGGAACAGCATTGCTTCCTTTTTCACGGGAATTGTTACCGGAATCCGGGACTTTTTTCGTCAACACTTGGACGTCTATTTCCAATACCTTCACCACCATTGTCACTGCCATTCAGACGGTAGCAACAACTGTATTTACGGCGATTCGGGATTTCTTCACCACCATTTTTACGGCAATCTGCAACTTTTTCAGCACGATTTTCAATGCTATTTACAACGTGGTTTCTACGGTTTTTCAGGCAATTTATAACGTCATTACGACCGTTTGGAATGCCATTTACACCACCTTAGAACCGCTGATCACGGCATTTGGCTATCTGTTTCAGACGATTTTTGAAGCCATCCAAATCATTGTGGGCAGAGTGATGGACTGGATCTCGGAGAAGATCAGTGCCATTTGGAATGCGATCGTGGCGTTTTTAACACCCATTTTAGAGGGCATCCGAACGACCTTTGAAACCATCTGGAATGCCATCTCCAATACGATTTCCACGGTTTTGACGGCAATTCAAGATGTGGTGACTACGGTTTGGAATGCGGTATCCGGTTTCATTTCGTCTGTCCTGTCTGCAATCTGGAATGTGGTTTCTTCCATCTGGAACAGCATCTCCGGCACGATTTTCAGTGTGATGAATGCCATTTTTTCTGTGGTATCCTCCATCTGGAATCGGATTTCTTCTGCGGTTTCCAATGTTCTGAACGCCATCCGGTCGGTGGTATCTTCTGTCTGGAACAGCATCAAGAGCACCATTTCCAACGTGATGCAGAGCATTTCTTCTACGGTGTCCAGCATCTGGGACAACATTCGTTCTGCGGTTTCCGACAAAATCAGCGGCATCAAATCCACCATTCAGAATGGATTCGATGCCGCT